ATTCAGGGTCACCTTCCACGAAACGCCCCATATCCACATAAGCACCACCAAAGTCGTAGGTCGGCTTATAAAGTTCCGATAATTTATCGGCAAGTCGTTCGGTAACATCCGTAAGGATGTTATCAACCTTAGGACGCAACTCGGTCCAACCTTCGGTTGCTAACTCGCAAGTAGCCTTGAGTGTTCTGGCGTGTGGTCCGTGCCAATCTTCTTCAAACTTCTTATCCGAAGACCCTGTCTTCGGATTAGTTTGGGCAAACTTTATGAACTCACCTAGTGAGTCAAACAACTCACAATGCAGTTTCTTACCCTTAGGCATAGCCTTGTTGCCGTATTCGTTGATGATTCTCATTTGAAACTCCGTTTCAATAGTAGGGATAATTGGGGTAATGAGTGTGGCACTAAAGTGCCACACCCATCATAACCTTGTCGGCAACTTCAGGCTTCGCACCCTTGAGAATTGTTGTATCAACAATTTCCTTGAGAGTGTAAGCGTCACCCTTGAGAAGTTTGGCACCGTTGACAGTGGCTCGTGGTGAAACCACGACACGCAAACCATAATTCTCAACATTCTTTCGTGCCATACGGACGATGTTGAGCCACTTAGCCGACACCGTTGGCTCTAAGCCAACCGCATTTAGCATTGCTTCTTCAATACCGTTATCGTAACCGATAACGACACTAGCGAAACGGTCAAGGAAAGCCGCATCCAAAGGATTACGACCCACATACTCGGCAGTAGCACCGTGACCGAAGGTATTCGCCGTAGCAACAAGGACGAAGTCCTTGTGACGCTTCACCATTCCATCGGGGAAAGCCATAAAGGTATTCGCTAAAGCGGAGTTCAACACCGTTAGCACATTGGCGTTACCGTTATCTACTTCATCAAGTAGATAAACACCGCCAAACTCAAACGCTGTTCGGAACCCTGTTCCGACATACTGCCCCGTAGCCGACATATAACCCAACAGAGAAGACTCTGTTGCTTGACTAGAGCACGACTTGCTATAAAAGTCAAGCCCTAAGGCTTGAGAAGCATTTTCGGCAATGGTTGACTTGCCTGTGCCTGCAGGACCAACCAAATAGGTTGGGACACGGCATTGAAGATTCAACAACACCTTGTTGAAGTTATAATGTTGGACTCCGTCCAACTTGCGAACTTCACCAGACGGAAGTTTCACTTCCGTAACTTTCGGTTGCATAGTTGCAATAACATCCTTCAAGGATGTTACTTCTTCAACAACACCATTGAAAATGGTTAGATAACCTTCCATCGCACCGTTTACGGTGTTGGCAATCTCATCCTTAGGTAACTCAGGGACGAAGTCCCCGATAACCGCTTCAACAATGGCACGAAGTGCCCCGTCAAGCCCACCTTCGGTGGTTCGTGGCTGTGTAGGCATTGGAGCCTTCTCTTTCTCCACCTTCGGTGGTTCTGGTTGTGGTGTTGGACGAGAACCAACTTCAATAACGGTTACACCGTTACTAAGCAGCAATTCTTTCTGCTTTTCGTAGAAAGCCTGCAGTTCGTTGTCCTTGCGGTGCATTGGGGAACCCTGAAAGGTTACCCCCATAGCCTTGAGAGTTTGAATACGGTCTACCTTCGCTAAGAAGGTAAATCTGTCGGTTCGGTCACGATTCCAACCATAAGGTTGGACAGTAACACGGTCTGTCTCTAAGTTGATACTTAGAATGGTGGATGCTTTATGAGCCATTATGAAACTCCGTTTCACTAGTAGGGAATAGGTGACTCCCACCGTGAGCATAATGCCCACGGTGGGAAACTAGAAACAACACTCTTTAGAGTGTTATAACGCCAAATTAGGGTCATAAGCGACCCATTCAACAGAAACGAATTCTTCGTTTATGTACTTATACGCAAGGCAACCAACAACGCCGTGGATAGGATGTGTGTATTCCACACACTCTTCGGCGTGATGAACTCCGTTATCATCCGTGAAAGATGCGTACCACTCTTCGGTTGCATAGCAACCACGGGGGGCAGAATCAAAAATAGGTGATGGGGACATTATGAACTCCGTTCATAGTAGGGATTATGGATAAGGCAAGGACAAGCCAAGCCCCTAACTACCGTTAGGTAGTAGTACACGGAAAGGGAATTGCACCCCACACGGACAATGTCCGTGCTACTAAGTCCGTGTGGGACGGTATAAATACCGTCCACAATAAGTCACATTACGATAACACCCCGTAGGGGACAGAAACACCTTATCTGTCTAATCCTACGGATTATCGCCGTGTCTCCTGCCCTAAGCAACTACTTTATACCGCAATAACCATAGGTTATTCTAGGCGAGTTCTATCGCTGGCACCACTCGGCATAATGCAGAGTGTGACACTAGGTACGCTAACGAAGGAAACATCCCGTGACCCCGTTAGTCGTGCCGTACCTTTATCGCCCTAATCGGGAGTACGGCTCTAATCGGCGGTACCGACTAGGTTGCCAATCACAATAAGCCCTAGATTTTCACTTGTCAAGGGGTAATTATTCTTCACCCACCGCAAACCCTTGCAAAATAAGGAAAAAAAAATTTGGAAAAAATTCCGAAAGTCGTATACACACACCCCTAGGTATACGGTTTCACCGTCACCCAAACACGCCGAAACCCCGTGCATAATGCACACGGTTTCTCGTGTCACAGGAAAAACACACATAGGCACACACACCGCACGACACGGGTCATCACGCCCGTATGCGCCCGCATTGGGGGGTTTATAGTCACAATAACCATAATCATTTAGGGTATAAAGCACCATAATCCATTGGCTATCGGCATCCTAGCCACACACGGGCAGGGGGGCACGGGGGGGTACGGGGGTGCGAGTGCTAAAGTAGTATTTATCGTATAGCCGATGCGTTGTATTTTGGGGTTTGGGCATAGGGGGCATGAAAAAACCCCCATGGGGGTGGGGGTCTTTTTTTAAGTACCGTATGAGCCTTGCTATATAAGGGTTTGATACCTTACCATTTGACTTTGTTTGCCCAGTATGCGGCTGACATTGGTCCTTTGGCTATGTTTTTGGCGTGGCGTGTTTGGAAGCGGTTGCGGCGGCTGGCGTAGGCTGCTGATTCGCCTTTCTTTTTGGGTGACCCTTTTACGCCTTGTTGTCCGAAGCGGATGGTTTTTACCATGCCGCCTGATTTGGCTACTACGATGTGGGATTTGGTTGGGTGGGTTGGTGTGGCTTTGGGTTTGTTGTAGCCGCTTACTCCTGCTCGTGCTAGTCGTGGGTCGGTTGCTTTTCGTGGTGCCATTATTTTGTCCCTGCTTTACTGTACGCCATTGTTTATTACTTCTATTTTCATAATCCAAGCCATGGGGATGTGGTTGATGTCGCCTACGGTTTTTACTGTACCATCTTCAGGTTGAAAGATTGTCCCTGCGATTGTCAGATAGTGTTCTTGACAGTTATGCCATATCCGTCCTAATGTGACGGCTATGGCATCTTCAGGTTCGTAGTCGTCTACTTCGTGCCATCCTGAATGGGGTGCATAGGCATCTCGCCATGTGACTCGGACTTCTGTCCAGTCTGCCAGGTTTCGGATTTGGGATTCAATGTATTCCATACTATTGGTCTAGGGGTTCTAATCAAACGATTCGGTTTGAAAATTTTTCACCTGCTGATACACGAAAGCAACGACAACAGCAACACTCAAAACGGTACCACTCGCCAGTCCGACTATAATCCTAAATGCTAGTTTCACTCTTGTTGTCCGTGCCTAACTGTTACTGTCGTGCTGCCTGCCTACGGGCAGCACATTAGCCATACTATATACTATAGTCGGTTTACCGTCACTTGCGTTATGGTAAACCTACAGGTTTCCTTACCCCCCCTATAATCCCCCCCACTGTTCTAAACCTTTAGTCTAGGGAACAACCACCACAATTGCATGGACATCCTAGACGAACGACAAGAAAAATACCTGAACTGGCTGCTGGTGCCAACAGGGCACCGCACACCTAAAACCCAAGACGCATACGCCAAAGAAGAAAACATAGATGTCACCACCCTAAGACGCTGGCAGAAAAAACCACACTTCAAAGCCGAATGGCAAAAACGAGTAGAAGAACTACAAGGGTCCCCAGAACGAACCCAAAAACTACTAGATGAAATCTATCAGCGTGCGCTCGGCGGCGATAATAAAGCCGCCCAATTGTATCTTCAGGCTACTAACCGTTTGGCTCCCCAACAGGTTAACATTACTCATACTCAGTCTTTGGCTGAGATTTCAGATAAGGACCTAGAAGACCTTATTGCTAGTGTGGCTTCTGCTGAGAAGTCTGCTAGGTTGGAAAGCCGTGAGTCAAACTCCTGACTTGGTAGAGTGTAAGGTATGCGGTTGTGAGTATCCGCCTATCTTTGAATTTGGTTGTCCAGAGTGTTTCTTTGAAGAACCTGAACCCAAAGTTAAGCGTATGCGAGACTCGGATTAGAACAAACTAGGTATTTATATGGTTCCTGCAAAACAAGATATTAAAATTATGCGTGGAGACACCGAAGTTTTCAACATTACTGTCACCGACTCTGCTGGTGCGGCTGTTAACTTGACTGGTGATGTCTTTACTAGCCAAATTCGTTATAACCGTGATGACTCCAGTGTTGCGGCTAGTTTTACATGTGTGGTCACAGACCCTATTGCTGGTCAGGTTTCTTTAACTTTGCCTGCCGCCACTAGTGCTACTTTGGTTTCTGGTACAGCGTATTGGGACCTTCAGCGTAACGACAGTGGTGTTATTACGACTATTGTTGCTGGCAAGTGTACCATTTTGGCTGATGTAACCCGCTAATATGGCTATTCGTGATATTCAGGTCCAATTAGGGGCTGATGAAGAATCCCAGTTAAATGTTACTTTAACAGACATTAATGTTTCTGTTGGTTCTCTTACTGGCAATACTCTTTCCAGCGGTACTGTGACGGTTGTCGCTGCCGCAAATGTCGGTCCCCGTGGTCCCACAGGATTAACAGGCTCAACGGGACCGACTGGACCTACTGGACCGCAAGGTTCTACTGGTGCGACAGGTCCCCAAGGACCCACTGGCGCAACTGGACCAACTGGACCTATTGGTTTAACAGGTCCACAAGGTATTCAGGGTTTAACTGGTGCTACTGGCGCAACAGGCGCACAGGGAGCCGTAGGACCCACAGGGGCTACAGGAGCGACAGGTCCGCAGGGTCCAACTGGTTTAACGGGTCCCACGGGTCCTATGGGACCGCAGGGACCCACTGGAGCGACTGGAGCAACGGGTGCTACTGGTATAGCAGGTAACGATGGTCTTGATGGTGACCGTTACCACACTACATCTACCGATACTTTAACTATTGCTAATACTGGTACCATTACTGTGTATACAGTTGATTTGCATCTTGATTATTCTGTTGCTCAAACTGTTATTGTTGCCTATGATTTAACTAACCACATGCATGGACAAGTTGTTTCTTACAATAAGATTACTGGTGCGTTAGTTCTTGATTTAAATGATTCTGATGGAAGTGGAACATATTCTTCTTGGAATGTAAACCTTAACGGTGCCGAAGGTCCCGAAGGTCCTACGGGTGCTACTGGAGCAACTGGTCCAACAGGTGCACAAGGTCCGCAAGGTATTCAAGGTCCTATCGGTTTAACAGGTGCAACAGGTGCCACGGGTCCTGTTGGTCCTACTGGAGCCACAGGAGCGACTGGTGCTACGGGTCCACAGGGACCTATTGGTTTAACTGGCGCACAAGGACCTGTTGGCGATACTGGACCTACAGGGGCTACTGGTGCTACTGGTCCTGCAGGTGCTGATGGTATTGGTCTTGTTCCTGGTGTTATTCACATGTATGGTGGTTCTAGTGCACCTAGTGGTTGGTTAATCTGTGACGGTGCAGCAGTCAGTCGTTCTACTTATTCTGCTTTGTTTAATATTGTTGGAACAACTTTTGGTGTTGGTGATGGTTCTACTACTTTTAACCTTCCAGACATGCGTGGACGCATGCCTGTTGGTGTTGGTACTGGTTCTGGTTTAACTTCTAGGTCTTTGGGTGCTACTGGTGGTGTTGAGTCTGTTACTTTGACTGGCGCACAGTCTGGTACATCTGCTCATGGACATGGACATACTTTTTATGTTGGAGATGGTGTTACTGGTGCAGCAAACCAAACTTGGTCTGCTGGTTCACATGCTCACTCTACTACGGGTCGCCAAGCACCAACTGGTACTCACGGTCACTCAGGAAGTTCTCAAGCAGCAACTGCAGCAAGCACATCTGCTGGCACGGTTTCTCTTTCAACAGATACCGTGGCAGCACACGGTCACATTGTGGCATTGTATGGTTCTATTTCTAACTCTACAGCAGCAAACGCTAGTGCATCACATGAAAACATGACACCGTTTTTAGGAATTAACTTTATTATTCGTACATAATTATGGACCTTCAATCATTAATTAACGAACGGGAATGGCGACTTTGCCGTGGACCCGATAACGCCACCATGGATGAACAACTAGATGCGTTCATTTATTTTTGTGAACATTACTGGTATATTAAACATCCTGAAAAGGGTCGTATTCTTTTTGAGATGCGTGAAGCGCAGATTGAAACTATGGAAACTTGGATGTCGGAACGCTATAGTATTGTTCTTAAAGCACGACAGATTGGTTTCTCCACTTTAGCGGCTGCGTATGCTTTTTGGCTGGTATTTTTTCAGCCTGACCGTTTTGTTGTTATGTTGTCCCGTACCGAGCGTGAATCTGTTAAGTTGCTTGCTAAGTCTAAGTATGGGTATCGTTTTATTCCGCAGTGGATGAAAGAACGAGGTCCACGACAGACTACTGACCATCAGCAGAAAATGATGTTTGATAACGAGTCTGCTATTGAATCTTTGCCGTCTGGTTCTGACCCTGCTCGTGGTGAGTCTGTGTATTTGGTTATTGTTGACGAATGGGCTTTCTTACCTAATCCTGAAGAAGCGTGGGCTAGTATTGAGCCGATTGCGGATGTTGGCGGACGAGTCATTGGCTTGTCCACTGCTAATGGTTCTGGTAACTTTTTTCATCAGATGTGGGTTGGTTCACAAACTGGTACTAACCAGTTTGTGGGTATTTTCTTTCCTTGGTCTGCTGGTGACCGTGACGAAGATTGGTATACGGTAAAGTCAAAAAACATGCAATCTTGGCAGTTGCATCAGGAATACCCCCGCAGCCCTGAAGAAGCATTTGTTAAGTCAGGTAACCCTGTGTTTGATGTTGACTCGTTGGATGCTATGGGTGTTATTGACCCTGATGTTGGTTATCTACATGTTTACTCTGACCGTAACTACGAGTTCCGTGACGGAGATGATGGTCCTTTGTCTATTTGGGATTATCCACGACCTGAAGGTGTTTATGTGGTGGGGGCTGATGTGGCAGAAGGTTTATCGCATGGTGACTATAGTTCTGCCCATATTGTAAACGCCACAACAGGTGAAGTTGTGGCACACTGGCATGGACACATTGAGCCAGACTTATTTGGTGAATTATTGGCTGATTTGTCTTGGTGGTATAATCAAGCATTGTTGGGTATTGAATCTAACAACCACGGTTTGACCACCATCAAGGCTGCTCAACGGGCTGGATACAAAAACATTTACCGCCAGCGTAAGTTGTCCATGCGTAACCCAACCCAAACTGAAACTTTGGGTTGGAGAACCACTAGTACCACTAAACCTTTGGCTATTGACGAGTTAGTTGCGGCTTTACGCAACGAAGATGTCGTTATTTACTGTTTTAAGACTATTGCCGAGTTGCGTACCTATGTACGCAAGGACAACGGCAAGATGGCTGGTAGCCCACATGATGACAGAACGATGTCTTTGGCTATTTGTAACCAAATGTTGAAGTATGTTTGGCTTCCTGAGTACCGTGGGGACACTGTTGTACCTAAAAATAGTCTTATGTGGTGGGAACAGCACCTTATGAGTG